TAGTGATATTAGATAACAAAACTGCTGGCCCTGCTGATACTGTTTATCAAATCCTTAAAAAAATCAATCTAGATCCTACAGAAGAAATTTTAATTAAAGATTGCGATAGCTTCTTTGAACACAGCTATCAAGAAGGAAATTATGTTTGTGTATCAAATATAAAAGATCATGAAATTTTAAAACGACTAGGATCAAAAAGTTTTGTAATTACCAACGATCAGGGTATTATTAATTCTATAATCGAAAAACAGGTTGTATCTGATAAATTTTGTGTAGGTGGTTATAAATTTGAAAGTGCAGACTTATTTGTTGATGCTTTTGAAAAATTAACCGATGCACATGTTAAAGAAATATTTGTTAGTCACATTATTGAAGAATGCCTAAATAACAAGCACATATTTAAAGAAAGTATTGTCAGTTCTTATGTTGATGTTGGCACTGCTGAAGAGTGGTTTGCGTACAACGACAAAGCAGTTATATTTTGTGATATAGATGGAACTATAGTAAAAGCTCAACCTAGACATGCATATTTTGAAGACCCCGAGCCGCTTACAAAAAATGTACAACGTATTAAAGAGATGATAGAGAATGGTAGTGTTGTTATTTTTACTACAGCAAGACCTAAACACATAGAAGAAAGAACTCGTCAAATGTTAACAGGTCTTGGATTTAAACATTTTCAATTAATATCTGGATTACCGAATACCAAAAGAATACTAATAAATGATTACAATGAAGCTAATCCTTTTCCAAGAGCTATTGCTGTGAATATCAAACGTGATCATGAAACTCTAGGAGATTATTTGTAATGTTAGCTATTTTTTATACTGGTGATATAAGACATAATACTGAAATTACCTATGCAAATCATAAAAAATTATTTGACGAGATTGAAAAAATAGTACCTGTCAATGTGTATTTTTTTACAAGAGATGATCTCGAAAGAGGTGTATGTCCCTACGATCCTCCTGAACAAATAGATCATGATAATGCCTATAGAAGAGGTCAAGGAGGTGCTGTACAACTTTGGGATTTTTTAAGAGGCGTACAAAGAACCAACGAACCTTATGTTATGCGTGTTCGTACAGATTTATGGTTCACTGAATCTTCAATAGAAATAATTTGTAATGAGATTAAAGAATTGGTTGCAGGCAACGGAGATATCTTTTACTTTGGCAGCGATTGGATTAATCAAAATGCCGGATTGGTTTATAACAAATCACCCGTAAGTATTGATTTAGATAAGACTATACAAGACTTTATGATCTTGGCAAGTAGAGATAAATTAGTTCCTTTTGATCTATGCATAGAAAATGTAAACAAGGTAGTGCCTAATAAAAGAAGAAGCGGGAATAAAATGTTTAGATATATAGTTCCCATTGATGAAGGGTCTTCAATGCCACGAATTCAGTATTCAAATCCGTTTAGGATTCTTTGTCAAATTTGGTTGGTAAGAAAAACTTATACCGAATACCCCACCGACGACGAAGTTTGTAAAGATTACATTCAAAGTTATATTGTAGATGATAAAGCAAAAATGGGTAAGAAGAATTTTATATTCCCTCACCCCATGCAAGATGCTGTAAATTGGTGGCGAGCACAACAAGATTGGAACAAAAAAGAAATCACGTTAGGAGAATGGTGGTCATGGCAATTGGAATAATTCAAATAGGTCTTAAAAGATTTTATAATACTTCTAAACCAAATCATAAAAAATTATACGATACTCTAAATAAAAGATACGGAATAACAGTATACGATTTTTATCGTGATACAGCCGATCCTAACTGTCCATTTGATCAAAGTGGTAAGGTACAGGTCTATGATTTTTTAAAAGCAAAGAATCATGTCAAAGAAGAAGTTTTTATTAAAGTTAGATCCGATGCTTATTTTACTCGCACATCAATAGACATTATTTGCAAAGAAATCGATAATGTAATTGCAGGTGAATCTGACATTGTGTTTATGGGTATTGATTTTATGAATGACTATGCCGAAATACATAAACGAGAAGATGCTAGAACTGTTCACGGTCACAAAGTTACAGACTTTGTGGTAGTGGCCAGAAAAGATAAGGTTGCCGATACCGATGAAATTATAGATTTATTAAGCCATAGTGTTAAAGATAAAAGTGGGAATAAAACATATAATTTAATTTTAACTGAATCAGCAATTGCTAAAAAAGTTAGCACTCAAATATACATTCTTAGAAAAGAATACTCAGAGTGTGACAATTGGCAAATATACTGGGACTGGTGTAGTCAATATCTAAAATCTCCAGTAGCTCAAGATTGGGTAAAGAATAATGCAGATACAATTAGGAGTTTTTAATGCCGAGTGAATATTATCTACAAAGTGTAGAGCTAGGAAAACAATTTCAATTGAATAATAGCAGTTGGGGTGGTGACGATTGTAAAAATTATCACAATCAAATTCGTGTTCTTATGGACAAATACAATGCTAAAACTGTGCTAGACTACGGATGTGGAAAAGGTAGACAGTATCAAAATTTACTTCCTTATGGAATGCCTCACGGGCAAGTAACAGAACCAATGACTTTCCAAACTAGAATAAATGCAGAAAGTGTTTATAAATTTGACCCTTGCGTAAAAGAATTTGAAATAGAACCTGTTGGACAACAGTTTGATGCCGTTATATGTACACAAGTACTGGGAAGTATTCCGGATGTAGATATTCCTTGGTTGCGTGATAAGTTCATGAACTATGCTACTAAATTTGTGTTTATTGGTCTGCACAAACCAGACAAACCAGTAAAGGCTAAAAAAAGAATGTATGATCCTAACTGGATAACATATCCCCGTAGTATCGAGTGGTATCAAGAACAATTCAAAGATTGGACAGGGCCAGCTTTGTATTGGTGGTTTAGAGACTCTACCAATCCGCTTAACGATTGGTATTCAATTCCTTTGGGAGGTCTCGCTAATGAGTGAAAAAACTTTTGGAGAGTTTCTTCCCGGATTAAAGATTATTAATCATACAAAGTATAAAGACAGTCGAGGTGATTTCTGCGAATTATGGAAAATCAATAATGATTCTATGCGAGGAGATTTCCGACAATTAAACATTGCTAATTCTGCCTGTGATGTATTACGCGGAATGCATAGGCAAAATCAGACTAAACTTGTGATGCCTGTACATGGTCAAATTTTTGATGTAGCCCTTGATCCGGAAACCGGCAAATGGTTTGGAATTTTTTTAGATACTTCTAACGCATTGCTTATTCCAGCGCAATACGCTCACGGATATCTAGTGATGAGTAATACAGCTACAGTACAATATATTGTTGATGCTCCTTATAACAAAGACGAAGAAGAAAACTTTAATTGGAGCAAATACGGAATTGAATGGCCTATTAAAGGCAATCCAATTTTATCAGAAAAGGATGCAGAATGAAAATAGGATTTAATTGCAGTAGTTTTGATTTGTTACACGCTGGTCACGTAACAATGTTAAAAATGGAAAAAGAATTATGCGACTATCTAATTGTAGCTCTACAAATTGATCCAACCATTGATCGACCCGGATCAAAAAATAAACCTGTGCAAAGTGCCTATGAAAGATATGTACAGCTACAGGCCTGCAAGTATGTTGATGAAATTTTAATTTACGAAACAGAATTTGATCTATTACAATTGTTACAGACTCAGACAATTCACATTAGATTTTTAAGTGAAGAATATCTAAATAGAGATTTTACTGGTAAACAATATTGTATGGATGTAGGTGTTGAATTGCACTACCATAAGCGTGGGCATATCTATTCATCTAGTGAACTTAGAAAAAGGACGGCTAAATTAGAAAATGCCAAGGATTCTGATGATTCTAATGCGTTACCTCAGTATTCACCAGAACTAATAAAACAAAAATAGTTAAACAAGATAAGGCAAGAATTTCTTGTAAACAAGGCCTTGACTACTTTCTTCGTCAGTCCAATGACAGGCTGCTAGATCGTTGATCCAATGTGTACGATCAAGCAACGTTGGATTATTAATATTTTCAATATTATGATTGGCAACGTCCCAACATACACTACCGCTGTCATCAACCCATAACGGAACTCCAGATAATATTGACGCAACTCCGCTACTACTATTAAAAACAAATGCCGCTTTTGCTCGTGTTAAATCTTGTTCTATAGTAGTGTTAATACTATCACTAATTGTGACTCCAGGACAAAGCAACGGTGTTAGGTCCGCCACTTTTCCAGGATGCGGTCTGAGTACTATAGGCAAATTAGAAACTTTTCTTATAGCATCTATTTTTTGCCGTGCCCACTCAACTGGACTTAATCCTTTCATACTCCATCCGCCATCTCGTTGAACTAACAATAAAATATACTCGCCACCCAGTTTCCAATCTTGCATAGAAAGATTAATGTCATTAGATAATATGTTCCAACGAGAAGAGTTGGAATTTTTATTAGCATATTCGCTTGAATCATAATCAACGCCATTAATGCTATATCTCAAATACTTACTATCAATATCTTTAAATTTAAAACAATTAGCGTCAATAGACATTATATGATTATGTTGTAATCGTTGTTGCTCTACAATCTTAGCACGTAATTTGATATTTTCAGTAGTCTGTATTGGGCTTGGCCACCCAAGAATTACTGCTAGTTTTGCAGGATGAAGCACATATTGTGTTTCAATATGTACACTGGCACCTTGAGATTTTGCACCTTCAGCGAACGCTGTAAGGGTATCTACTTTTCTTCCTGGATTTTGTTTATGCAAAGAACTTAGATAAACAACCACGTCAATCATCATTATCCTTAGATTCGTTTAATATTTGCCAAGCGGTTCCATTCCGCATGTCCACTTCAGTGAATTGACAATATGCTAAATGTGCGGCCCAAGCAGTGACTTCGTCTAAAGTTGGAATATATGGAGTTTCTATTTTAGATAAATCATTACAACTAACAGCATGAGCCGCGTTTGGTCCCAATGTAAATGCCGGTTTACCAAATGTTATTGCTTCGGTTGCCGCTATACTATTAAATGTCACTAAGCAATGCACATTTTGGGACAACGCCATTTCTATAGTATCCACAGTAGTACGTTCTCTGCGACCTACTTTTTTTCTAATTACAATTGGTCTATCAGTATGTTGTTTTATTGTTGATATAGTTTCTTCTAACCAAACGTCTAAATCTAAATCAAATGCGCTCATTGCTTTAGCACTTGGCGGGCATAGTAAAATATCCCGCCCACCTCTAAATTTCGTAGGGCGCCAACCAGTTAGTTCTAATCTATCATGCGGCCTTTCAACAATAGGGCCTATATTTTGCATGGCATTTTTTGTAATCCTATGATATAATTTTTTACGAATATTGCCAAAATATCCAGTGTCAATATAATAAAAATCCCTGTTATTTTCTTGGCAAACCTTCATATGTTTGGCTTTTGTAATTCCTCGAAAGACTACTGAAGTTTTTGAATTTTCAATTTTATCATAGTTTGTAATTTGACCACCACACCCTAAAATAAACGACTCCATATAAGGATCCCAACCAACACCTTTTCCGTCGTTAGGATTTCGAGCACCATCAACGGCAACAGCGGCATTATTATCTAACATTTTTACTTCCTTAATTATTTTGTTAACGTTCTGTCCATAAACTTCTCCAGAAGGGTCAACTCTATACCTTAACATATTTTTAAAAAGTTTTTCAATATCAGGAGGAATATTATCAAACGGTCCAGGAGGAGGTAGCGATGTGTTTGCTACCACCATCTCGTTACGTATCATTTCCCAATGATATCCGTACTCGCAATGCTTGTAATTGTCAAACCAAGGACCACCTTCAGTGTAGTGTATGGCCAGCGGTGCACCGTCTTTTGGTTCGTGATAATGATTGACTAACCAATTCCAATGGTGTGTTAGTTCACCTATCTCTTCGTTTT